ATTCCTTTTGTAAAAACCTTAATGAACGGAGAAGAACAATGGCAAAGGAATTTAATTTCCCATAATCTTAATGAGTTTTGTACTCATAGTGAAAGGTCAAGATTTTTAATGAGATCTGTAAGAGAAGAAATACGTGGGGTCTTAACCGATCAGTATAAAATTATGGATAGCAATGAAATTGCTTCTAAATTTTTGGAAACAGCCATAAAGAAAGGAGCAAAATTTGCCGGTGGTTATAATTCTGGATTGAATATGTGGTTAGAAGTGGTACGCCCACAATTAATACAAATTGAAACTTCATTAAACGGAATGGTTGAGCTCATTTTTGGTGGAAGGTTTAAATCAGCGGATTACGGAAATGGAGCACTTGATTTAAGAGTGTTCTTTATGAATTCAATTTGTTTGAATGGAAATGTTGGTGAGGTTGTCCTGCATGAACGCCACTTAGGTGAAAAACTTCCTGAAGGGTATGATTTCAGTAAAAGAATTCATGCCACCCATACAAAGTTAATGTGTATGAAAGTTACTGAAATGACAAGAAGTTTATTTTCAGAAGAACGTATAGCTAAAGAAATAATGAAAGTAAAAAAAGCTTCCAGAGTAGAGATAGATGGGCATGAGTACCTTGAAAAGTTAAATAAAAATGGAATTCTTCTAAAAAGTGAAATGGAAGAAGCTGAGCAAGTAATGATTAACAATAGAACAAGGGATGGAGTACAGGGTGAAATGACACTTTGGAAATTGACTCAAAGTATCTCAGCAATGGCAAGAAAAAAAGAGCCAGTTCGCCAAAGAGAACTTATGGAAATTTCGGGTGATTTACTAAAATAAATAATTAAATAATTAAATACCTTTTAATATTTTATTTTTATAAAAATCATTTGTAATATCTTGTAAAATATCTTGTAAAATATCTTGTTTTATTGTTTATTCTTTGTATATTTGTACAGGTTTTAAACCTGAGTGTTTCTTATTACTTTTTTATTAATCAAATTAATTTTTCTAATTATGTCAAAAAAATTCACAAAAAAGGAACTGGTCGCAGCCTACAAGGAGCTGGACAAAGTGGTAGGGGTTTCCCCTGCTATTGATTATGATGATCTCTCGGTTGAGGACTTCGAAAAAGAACTACACACTACGGCGGATGATCTCATTGAGCCGAGTGACAAGTTCTCCAAAGCTACTCAGGCTATCTTTGATGCTTTAAAAGAAAAGTACGGTGAAGATGTTTCTGAAGAAGAGGAAGATGAAGAAGTAGTAAAACCAGTGAAAAAGGGAAAAGCAAAACCTGAACCGGAAGAAGAGGAAGAAGAGGATGAGGAGGAGGAAGAAGAGGAAGAAGAGGATGAGGAGGAGGAAGAAGAGGAAGAAGAGGATGAGGAGGAGGAAGAAGAGGAAGTGGAAGAAGATGTTGAACCTACCCTTGCAGAGCAAATTGAGGTGCTTGATTCCAGAGGAGATTTACTTGCAACGTACAAAGCAAATAAAGAATCTTTCCCCGGATTAAAAACAAAATCTTTTGACACGGTTGCAAAGTTAAAGAAGGCAATGCTTTCTTTGGTTAAAAAACCAGCAACACCAAAGAAAACAAGTCATCTCCCAATTAACAAGGGAGTTGGTGTCATTGCCAACATTAAAAAGTGTATCGAAGATGCAGGTCAAGAAGGAATTTCCCGTGAAAGGATTCTTAGCAAACTTGCAAAAAAATTCCCTGACCGCCAAGAATCAGGAATGAAAAAGACTGTTTATGCTCAAGTCCCTGGACAATTAACCGTTCATGGATGGCCAGTGACTAAGAATAAAAAAGGATTGTTCGTTAAGAAATAGTATTAACGAACATGCTCTTGATTAAAAACAGTTAAAGGATTGCTCCCTGCTCGATTTGCAAATTTCGGGCAGGGGCATTTTTTTTAAATCTAATTATCAAAAAATTATGAAAATAAAAAGGGAAAATCTTAAAAAAGCATTAGAAATAGTCAAACCTGGATTAACAAATTAGGAGGTAATAGAACAATCAACATCTTTTGCATTCTTAAAAGGAAGAGTTGTAACATACAATGATGAAATCAGTATTTCACATCCCTTAAAAGACTTACAGGTTGAAGGTGCAATTCAAGCTGAAGAATTATATAAATACATTTCTAAGATTAAAGAAGACGAAATTGACATAGCAATCACTGAAAAAGAAATTATCTTAAAAAGTGGAAGAGCAGAATCCGGTTTTATGTTGCTTACAGAAATTAAACTGCCATTAGATGAAGAACTGTCTGAAAAAGGTAAATGGCATGACATACCAGAAAATTTTGTTGACCTTTTAAAATTTGCTTCAAATGTTTGTTCAAGAAATGTTTACGATGGCAAATTAACATGCATTCATGTAAATACAGAAAAAGGACATATTGAAAGTAGTGATAATTTCAGAGTACTCCGTTGTTTTACAGGAAAAATTCCTATTTCTACATTTCTACTGCCATACACATCCGCTGACATAATATATAGGACTCAACCAATTAAAATAGCAGAAGGGAAAGGATGGATTCATTTTAAAACAAAAGAAAGCACAATCATTTCATGCCGTACTTTTAATGAGGCTTACGTTAATACCGAACCTTATTTAAAAATGGAAAAGAATGCAATTCAAATTAAACTTCCAACAAGTTTAGGTGAAGTTCTTGATAGGGCAATAATTTTTGCAAAAAGAGATAAAGTAATAGAAGAAAATGTTGACATTGATATATTAAGAAAAATAATTCTAATTCAGAGTAACTCTGAAAGTAGCTGGTTTAAGGAAATGATCCCAATTAATTTCGCTGGGGATTCTCTTTCTTTTTCAGTTACACCTTACCTACTTAAAGATATTATTTCACAAACAAGTGAATGTGAACTATTCGAAAAAAGACTTAAATTTAAAGGAAAAAATTGGATTTATATCACAAATTTACGAGGTTAATATGTCTGGATTTTTCACACAGCAAGAAACGCAAGTAAAGAGCCTGCAAGCAAAAGAGAAAAAGCTCTCTTGTTATGTTTGTGGATTATATAAGAAAGATATAATCAATCCAAAAATGCAACCGTTTGGAAATTTTAAAATGAAAATTCTAAACATTGGAGAATTTACAAGTTCTTTTGATGACAAAAATGGCAAACCTTTTCAAGGAAGGGAAAACATTCTCTATAAAGTATATAATGATTTACGCATTGATATTGAAGACGATTGTCTTAATATTAATGCTGTTATGTGTCATACTTGCGATGAAAAAACCGGAAAAAACAGAATACCGACTCAGCGTGAAATTAATTGTTGCAGATTAAATATTTTTAAAATAATTCAACAGTATAAACCAAAACTTATTGTCCTTTTCGGTAAGATAGCCCTTACAAGCGTTATAGGAACAAGATGGAAAGGATCTTTGGAAAGTATTGAAAAATGGAGAGGTTTTATAATTCCAGACCAAGAGTTCAAATGTTGGATTGCACCTGTTTATTCGCCAACATTCGTTGTGAATAGTAATCGGCGTGAAGTTGATTTAATCTGGAAGAAAGATTTGCAAAATGCAATTCATACCTTACAAGTGAATCAATTCCCTATTTATCAAGAACCACAAATTATTGAATTAAAAGATTTAAATATATTAAATTCCGTTAAAGATGATTCAACAATTGCTTTTGATTATGAGACTACTGGATTAAAACCACATGAAAAAGGGCATCATATTATTTGTTGTTCAGTAGCTATTGACGAAGACCTTGTTTATGTTTTTCCAATGCCAAAAGAATTATCTAAACGTGAACCATTTCTAAATATTTTAAGAAATAGAAAAATAAAGAAAATAGCTCACAATATGAAGTATGAGGATACTTGGAGTTTGATACGTTTAAAAACAAGAGTGAAAGGGTGGTTTTGGGATACCATGTTAGCTACGCATGTTATTGATAATCGTACAGGAATAACAGGTTTAAAGTTTCAAACCTATGTAAATTTTGGAATAGTTGATTATTCAAGCACAATAAGTCCGTGGTTGCAAGCAATAGACTCTAAAAATGCAAATAGCAAAAATCGTTTACAAGAATACTTTGCTACACCAGAAGGTCATAGAGAAACTTTACATTATTGTGCTTTGGATGCGATCAATGAATTTCGCCTTTGTGTTTTACAACAGAAACAATTTGAATTTGAATCTTTACCATTTTAATCATGGCTGACATATTTGATGCTTACAAATTATTTCATGACGGAGTACTTGCCCTTGAAAGAGCAGAAAACGTTGGACTTTGTATTGATGTTGATTACATACAAAACAAAAAAGAAGAAATTACTCAACAAATTCACGAATTAGAAAATGAATTTATGAGTAGTTCTTTTTATAAAGAATGGGAAGGATCTTCAAAGAATTCTATTAATATTTATAGTCCTATTCAATTAGGTTTTTTCCTCTATAAAGTTAAAAAATACAAAATAGGAAAACAAACCGCAAGTGGTGCCGGAGCAACTGATGAGGAAGCTTTGCAACAATTAGGTATTCCTGAACTTAATATTCTTTTACATATTAAAAAGTTAAAGAAAATACGTGATACATACTTAGATTCATTTGAACGTGAACAAGTTAATGGGGTCTTGCATCCATTTTATAATTTACATTTGGTGAAGAGTCAAAGGAGCAGTTCAGACTCCCCTAATTTTCAAAATATTCCACGGAGAGATAATGAAGCTTTAGATGCCTGCAGAATGGCAATTTATCCAAGACCAGGTCATCAACTTGCTGAATTAGATTATAAACAACTTGAAGTAAGGATTTCAGCGTGTATAAATGGAGATGAAGTTTTAATAAGGGATATTATCAATGGTGACATGCATAGGGATATGGCTATTGAAATTTTTAAAATAAAAAAGTTTAATAAGGATGAACCTTCACATTCTGTATTGAGAAATGCAACAAAGAACGGTTTTATTTTTCCACAATTTTATGGTGATTTTTATAAAAATTGCGCTGTAAACCTTGCAATAAGCTGGGGACAATTATCTAAAACTAAAAAATGGAAAAAAGGTGAAGGTATTGTTTTTGAAGATACACATTTATCTGATCATTTAATAGCATTAGGACTTGATACTTTTAGTAAATTTACAGAACATATTAAAGAAATTGAATATAAATTCTGGAATAAACGTTACCGTAAATATGCTGAATGGAAAAATAAATGGTGGGAAGAGTATCAAAAGAAAGGTTATTTTTATTCTAAGACTGGTTTTAAATATACCGGCATAATGAAAAAGAATGACGTCATAAATTATCCGGTACAGGGTTCTTCTTTTCATTGCTTGCTTTGGAGTTTAATTGAAGGAACAAAAAGGCAAATAAAGGAACATTGGGACTCAAGAATAGTCGGGCAAATAC